CAAGCCTTTTATTGTCGGAAAATCCCCAAGTAACGGGAATTTTGAGTGGGGAGAAACTGGACCGACTCTCGATGCTCTTGGGCTTATCAAATCGCTGAATAAAAAAGCGATTGGTAAAGACCAAGCGTTAGAGCTCATGCTGCGACCACCGGTTCAAGGTCCGGCTAACTTAAAGAAATCTTACGTCAGTACTGCGCCTAACACTTTCATTCCTCTCGATGCACAGTCGATTGCGATGAAAGGCGGATTGCGTTCGATTTATGAAGTGAACCCGGCGATCGTTCACTTGAATCAAGACACCATGGAACTGCGTCAGATGGTCGATAAGATCTACTACGCAGATTACTTGCTTTATCTCTCGCGCAATCCGAAGACCAGGACGGCAACGGAAACAAACGCAATCGTTCAAGAGCAACAACTTATCATTGGTCCAAATTTGCAGAGCTTGAACTGGACTTACAACACGCCAGTCTTGGAATTCATCGCAGATTACGTGCTTTATGAAGATCCTTGGGTACTAGAGAATCCGCCACCGAAATCGTTGGGCGATACGTTCCTTCGTCCAGAATTCATATCGGTATTCGCACAAGCTCAAAAGGCAGCGGATCTACCGTCGATCGACAGATATATGGGAATGATTGAGCAAGTCGGACAACTGAACCCCAAGATTTGGGACAAAGTGAATATTGACAGGCTCGCTGATCTTTATGAAGATCGGTTGTTCTTACCGGCAGGTTTGAATAATCCGCAAGCTCAAGTTGAGGCTAAGCGTGAAGAAGCGCAGGCGCAAATGATGAGACAGCAGATGCTTGCAGAAACGCTACCGGCGATGGCCGGAGCTGCAAAAGATTTAGGTTTAGGTTCAAAACAATAACAAGGGGATTTTAACATGAGGCTGATGGGGATTTTGTTTGCGCTCCTGTTTAGTACGCAGGCGATGGCAGGTTTTCGAGCATTCAACGGTACGACGGATTTAAAACTTTTCGACGGCATCAAGTGTAGTACGGGTCTAACTTGTTCCCGTGAATTTGGAAATCTTTTGATGACGAGCTCACCAACTCTTGCGTCAGCGTTGACGTTAACTGGTGCAGAAGCGACTGCCGCAATTCTCAATATGAAGTCCGATGAATCGGATGATTCAGGTGATGACTGGGTTCTCTCCGCACTTACGAGCAATTCGTTCAGCTTTGCGAACGACGTGAGTGGTTCGTCACTGACCAAGATGACTCTAAGTACTGGCGGCGTCTTAAATTTATTCGGTAGCGAAGCTGGCGACGGCGGCTTGATCATTTCTTCGGATGAATCTGACGATAGCGGCGATGACTGGACAATTGGCGTAGCGGCTTCCGGTAACGCTCTCAGCTTGTCAAATGATACCTCTGGCTCCGTTGTTGCCAAGATGACATTGAGTACAGCCGGTGCAATGACTTCAGTAGTTTCGATCACTGGCGCAGGAACAGGAGCCATCTCTGGTTATTTACGCGCACAAGTCGCGTCGACTACAACCGGTATCACTGCTGCTCAATGTGGATCAACGTTTGTATCCAATAGTGCCGACGTGATGACTCTGCCGGAAGCTTCGACAGTCCTTGGGTGTCGTCTAGCTTTTGTTTGCGGAACGGCTGATGACTTTGACGTGAATCCTGCGGACGGAACAGACGTAATTGGAATTACCGGAGCTCTTGCACCTTCTGCAGGTGACGCAATTCGCTGCACAGATATTGGCGCAGGATTTGAGCTAGAAGCGGTTGGTGCAAATTTATGGGCAGTCATTGGCACTAATGGAACAATTACGGACGTCGACTAATGATTGAACTTTCGGCAGAAGAACGTCGCATGGCAATGGAGCATAGAGATGCTCTCTTAAACGTGCGTGCGATTCTCACTACTGCTGAAGGTAAAGGATTTTTTAAGTACTTGTTCAAAACGTTTGATGTTAATGAACTTCCTGAAGTCGGCATGGAAGGAACGTTCCTAGCCGATAGACTAGGTTTTTTGAGAGCGGGAAATTCGATTTTTAAATTAGTCGCCGAAGCTGATGCACATCAGGCCGGTGAACTTCTCGCAGTAGTAGAAAAGGAAAGATATGTTGATCTTCAAAATGCTCAAAATGGAAGAAGCTAAAGACGGCGGTGCAGGTGGAGGAGCTTCAGACAAGCCCCAGGACAAACAGCCGCCAGCAGCGGAACCTCCGGCACCTAAAGAAGAAGGGTCTGAAACCGACGAGTTCGGGTATGAGAAAGTTCCCTCGGAAGAAAAACCCGAAGACAAAAAAGGATCTGACAAAGAGGAAACTCCCGTTGAGAAACCCGAAGGTCCCGTTGCCGGATATGGAAATGAGCCTCCCAAGGTAGATGATGCTCCTCCGGCTCCAGTAGACGATAAGAAAGTCGATCCTCCGGCTCCGGATGAGCTCGATAAAGTCTTTGCTGAGCTTCCAAAAGAAGATCAGAAGATGATGAAAGACTTGGCTGTGAAGCATAAGCTCACACCTGAAGTCGCCAAAGATTTTGCTGATGCACGTAGAAAAGAAATCGCTGATGCGGTGGAGCACAGTAAGCAAATGAAAGCCACACGCGAACGCCAAGCGCAACAAATGCGTGCGGATTGGCACAAGGAACTCAAAGAAGATTCGACCTTTGGCGGGGACAATTACACTAAAAGCCTCCATACTGTGGACCGGGTTTTAACTGAATTCATGTCAGATACAAAAAAGAAGTTGACAGAAACCGGGGGCATGCTGCCACCATACGTTATGCGCGGACTTGCGAATCTCGGTAAGCATCTGTATGCAACGGATAAGTTGAATACAGAAGGTGATGCCCTAGGCAGCAAGTCAAAAGATGATGATAAAGTTGATCCTTTAGATTTTTACAATAAACCGGGGGAATAAATGGCTGCACTTGGTACACGTTTTGTCACACTGGCGGACGTAGCAAAAAGTAAGGATAAGAAAATCGGTCAAGTCGCCGAAGTTCTCGTTCAGCGAAATGCAATGCTGAATGACATTCCCTATTTTGTTATGAACGAAGGCACTTCGCACAAAGAAGAAATTCGTTCGAACCTTCCCGCAGTCTATTACCGGAAAGCTAACCAAGCGATTCCGGCAAGCAAGACAACCACTGAAGAGCGCGAGTTTACCGCTGCTCACTTCGAATCGAAGTCGCAAATCGACACTAAAGTCGCTTCGCGCGGTGGAATGGATCGTATCGCCTACAATCGCTGGAATCAGGCACAAGGTCACATTCAAGCTCACGCAATTGAGCATGCGAATTTGACGATCTACGGATCACCGGATGACAGCCCGCTCAAGACTCCCGGCTTTTTCGATATTTACTCTACAGTAGATGAGTCTGCTGAAGAGACTGCGAAGCAGGTTATCGATGCTGGCGGAACGACTGGCGACAATACGTCGATCCTGCGCGTTCAGTGGGGCGAGCGCTCGATCTTTGGTATTTTTCCGGCTGGATCTTCGATGGGCCTCAAGCGCACCGATCGTTCTGCAGGTAACAAAGAAGTTCAAATTCAAGCGACGGATTCGGCGGGTAACCCCGGTTCTTTCTACGGATTTGAAGAGCAGTTCGAAATCGACCATGGTTTGGTAGTTAAAGATTACCGCCAAGGCGGACGTATCTGTAACATCGACGTGGCGAACTTGATTTCTGGCGCGGGCGCAGCAGATCTTATCGATCTGATGATCTCGATGGAATACAAGATCGATAACCCGGAAGATGGCGCGGGCGTTTGGTATGTGAACCGTACGATCATGGCGATCTTGCACAAGCAAGCTTTGACGAAAGTCGGAGCCGGTGCAGGTCTCACTTTCGACAACTACCAAGGTAAGCCGGTTCTCATGTTCCTCGGCCACCCTGTTCGTCAGAGCGATGCTCTCTTGAACACTGAAGACCGAATCGTATAAGCTTTTAGATGGCGGGTGAAACTCCCGCCAATGACTTTTTGTTTAGTTAGTTAGAATAGTTTTTGAATTTCAACCTTTCACGGGGGCTTTTAAATGCGTTTCGATATTGAAAATGAGCTCGCGACCTCGCAAGCTTTCACGGGTGCAGCAACGGTTACGACGAATTCTTATAAAAAAGGC